CCATGTGAGACATTTTTACCGATTGAAGCTGGGTTATTTGTTCCGTGTATACCGTAATGAGGTTTTGACAATCCCATCCAAAGCACTCCATATGGTCCGCCGGGATTACGTTGTTTATTGATAATCGTGTATGTCCCAGAAGGTGTTGATGCCAATATTTTTCCAACTGCAATTGGGTAAGCTTTTATAAGCCTGTTTCCATCAAAAAGTTTTAATTGATGTTGTGATGTAGATACGTCAATCCATTTCACCATGAAGAACAACTCCATTTTTTTGAATATTGTATGAAGTAACCCAGGCATTTATTAATTAATAGGAATTGATTGAACAGTTAAAAAGAAAAGAAAGCAAAACTGCTTAATGAACAGTTCGTTTCGTCTGTGACACATATATTATTCATTAATGTGTAAATCGTCTTTTCCTTCTTAGTTATTATACAAAATGCCCCACTAAATAAAAGTAGGGCATTCGTGGGGATTAACAGCAATGAGTAGGGTATCCAGGATCAACAACCACGTTTCTTGTAATAGGAGCAACAATATGTCTAGGAACATTGACGATATTGTGACGATTAATGTGTACAACTGGATGGATAAAAGGGACTACACGAGGAATGAAACAGTCTCGCACCGCAAATCTAGGTGGACATATAACTGGTCTAGGACAAAACATGGAAAATCACCTCTTATAAATGTTTATAAACATTAAATGTACTAGTGGGACTTTTTGAAACGGACAGATATCACAAGGTATACAAAAAAGATAAATTGAGTTGTAAAAGAAGGTGAAAAACTTGTTGCAAGGAGTTTGCGTGGATACAGGCGTATCCACCGTTCTTGAGCAGGGAAAAAAGTATTTTCTCTTCTCAAACGGTCCCGATCATTATTACGTTTCAAAGCTTCCAAAGACAAGTGCCCATCAAGGATGTTTTCATAAATCATTATTTCAAATCGTTCAAGAAGACGAATGGCCGCCGGAACCATCTACGGACAATGTTCCGGCATTGGACAGTTCAAAAATCTATGCAGCAAAACTCATTTGGAGAAAACGTGGATACGAACAAGTTAAGCTAGGGACGTATTATTTACAGCCGGCAGGGACACATGCGTACTTTTATTACGATAAGGAGCTAAAAAGGTTGGGCGGCTGCTTCCCGTTACACTGGTTTGAGGACTTTAGAGAAGTGGACGCAGATGAAAATGAAACAAATGAGGTTGTTTTTGAAATAGAAGCGCCGAGACGTGAAGCAGAAGAGGAAAAATATGAAACGTTCGAGCAAATGAGCATTTTCGATTTTGTTGAGTGAGGAGGAGAGGAATGATCTACATCTTACGCCATCCAAAAACACACAAGGAAGTCAGAACGAAACGGAAGTGGAAAGTGAAGCAGTACCAGTTGCAAGGATATAAGCTTGTGAATCAATATGATCCGACGGCAACGCAGAATTGCAAGGCGTAAGGTCTGGACATAAAAAAAGACCGGACTTCTCCCGGCCAAAAAGAATGAAGGTAAAACGTCGTTCCTCGACCATATTATACCACGGGAGGGGTCCGAGTGGGTAAACGGTTTTATCAACTGTCTTTTTTGCGTGACACGGACGGAGAAAAAACAAAAGAAGCAGTCGAGGCAGCACTTGAAAAATATCGCATGTATATGTTGACGGTTCCGGACGAATTCCTGCCACGCGTGACGCAAACGTACTCTCTCGTGCCGCCAAGCAACACGAATGCTTTTCATTCATCTACAGAAAGCGCGGTAATCAAAAAAGCAGACTTCGAACGAGAACGTGACGAGTACATGGAGAGAATACGCCGCGCGGTGAATCGACTGAACAAAATGGAACGGGAATTGATTATTAAGCGATATATGACACTGGAAGAGCCTTATGATTACGAGGTATATAACGAAATGGGGATCAGCGAATCAAGGTTTTACCGTATCCGTGAGAAGGCGTTTTATAAATTGGCTTTTGCTTTGCGAATTGAAGTGTACAAAGAAGAGGCACCTGTGTAGGTGTCTTTTTTTAATTTTGTAAAAAATCTAAAAAATTGAAGGAAAATTACTTTTTTTGTCGAACAGAAGGAATTATAATCATAATGTTGAAAAATAAGGAATAGGAGTAATTAATAAGATGAGAAGTGCTCATGTCACAAGAGGACTCATTTTTGCATTTCTTAAAATAATAATTCTAATATTTGCTTTGGCTATAGTGTGTAAAAACCCATCATCTGAGAAAGATAACAGTTTCTTTGTGTCAGCTTTAGCTTTTTATGCTGCTTTAGCTATTGATTATGGACGGATGTTATTTGGACAGCATAAGATGGTGTTTTGGACAGGAATAATAGGTTTTTTGAAATGTTTAGCGCTATGTGTATTTAGTCTTTCGGGACTAAGTAACGTAATTATAATTGAAGAAGTTACTAAAATAGTCAATAATAAAAAAATGGTGATATATTATTTTGTGAATGGAAGTGATTATAAATTTTTCCACCTCAACGTTTCAGTTAGTGAATTTTATAAGTGGATTATAATAATAACTTTTGCAATATTATTACTGGAACTCGCTCACCCATTTTTACCAAGTCCTGAAGAAAAGCGCCAAAAAGTGTATAAAATTGAAACAGAAACCAATAATATGAATTAACAAAATATGATTTGATTACAAAAAAAGGGAAGGATGCGTATGTTTAATATTGTAGATATTATTCCTGAATTATTAATTACTTTTATAATTATGATTAATTTAGCTTTGTTTATTAGGTTTTTATCCGAAGGACTTTCTGTAAGTACGGCAATAAGATTTCATATTAGAACATATAAATTTTTCTCACTTCCTTATTTTATTTTGAGATACAAGGATGATTTGTTAAAGGAAATTGATCAAATGGATATTGAAAATGATGTAAGAGAGGTTCTTAAAGAATTATTTACATCAAAAAGAAAGCTGTTTACAATGTTTGTAAATAATTATCGAATGGGAATAGATTTTATGGTTTGGGAAGCGAAAATTTTTGAAGAGAAAAAGAAAAAAAATGCTTGTCTCCCTAATTATCAGAATCAAATGGAACCTTTCCTCTTGTTTTTGAAAAAAAATAATAACAATGATTTGCAAAAAATACTTTTATAAACAGAAGTCACAACAGTATTTATTGATTCAAAAAATAATAAATGACAGAAAACTGAAAGAAAAAAGAAGGAAAAATGACGGAAAGATGACAGATTATTTTGTGTCAGACATGCTATGATGATAGCGTGAGATATTTTGAAGCAGGACGTCACTCCGATCGGGGTGGCGTTTTATTATGCTATCAATAGGTATTCTAACAAAAACATGTGCTAAATCAGAAAGCGAGGTGACAGGCATGGAACGATACGATGAAGAAGAAGAAAAAGCGAAAGAGAAATATGAGAAGCATAAATGCAAAACGTGTGTATGGGCAAAATGGCAAGCTTCTTTTATTGTTTCGTGCCTGTTTCCTCGGTGCGTGAAGGACAGTTCTCGCTTCATGGTGGACAAGATATCCATGAGGTGAGGAAAACGTGCAGCTACGAGCTCTACAATGAGATGGGAATGAGCGAGAGCAAATATTATCGCATAAAATCACGCGCCTTTTATAAGCTTGCTTTTGCTCTCCGGATCGAGGTGTATAAACAATGAATTTTGTGCAGCCGATTCGTGATCCAGAGAGAATATCTCCATTCGGTTATCTCATTCTCCGAATATTAAATCGTCTGATTTTGATAATATAAACTCTTAGCCTATAACTAATTTATGATTCTGCTCATATATTGAAATATCTTAATAAAGTGGAAAGTAGGTGAAATATATTGTCAGAACATAAGAAAAGAAAAAATATGAAACAGGTGAGGGTGACATGTAGTTGTACCAATATGCAAATCGTGAAAGTGCATAGACCTCTGCCAGCAGACATTGCGTTAGCTGCTGTGAATGCCGCAACAACTGTTCCGGAAATGAGAGCCGCCATCGAAAATCCTCTGCTTGGATTGGATCTTACAGAATATAACGCGTTATCAGAAGCAGCTAAAAATGATGTTGCTCAGCAATTGCTCGATAATCGGCCTGCTTTAGGTTATCCTTCCGTTGCTAGTGTCCAAGCTGCTCTTGACCAAGCCGTAAATCAAGTTGTCGGTTTAGCTGCTGTGAATGCCGCAACAACTGTTCCGGAAATGAGAGCTGCCATCGAAAATCCTTTGCTTGGATTGGATCTTACAGAATATAACACATTATCAGAAACAGCTAAAAACGATGTTGCCCAGCAATTGCTCGATGATCGGCCTGCTTTAGGTTACCCTTCCGTTGCTAGTGTCCAAGCTGCTCTTGATCAAGCCGTAAATCAGGTCGTTGATTTGGATAATATTTATGTTCAAGCTGGTGCTGTTGGTGGAAATGGTAGTAGAGCAAATCCTTTTGGAACCATTCCTCAAGGAATTGCCGCGGTGAATCCAGGTGGAACTGTTCATATTCTAAGTGGAACGTATCCAATTACATCACAAATTGTCGTCAATAAGGCTGGAATTACTTTAAAAGGAGAACCAGGTACCCTTCTATTCTTACAAGCAGACATTATTGCAATGCTAATTACTGCGCCGAATACGACAATCGATGGTTTAACAATGACAAGCGATATTCCTTATCAAAAAGAATTTATCCAAATTGGCGGGAATAACACGACGATCATCAATAATACCATTTACGGACCACCTCAACCATTGCCTATGAGCAGCTGGGTTGTTAACAGAGCCGTTGTATCTCAAGGAGGCCTTGCTATTTCGGTGATGAATAATACTTTCCATTCTTTAAGGACAGGAATGTATATTAATCCGAATGTGACAGGTCCTATTAACAATAATGTGGTTTACAATACAAAAGGAGAATTTTTAGTAGACCGTGCATTCACAACCTTCTTAGGAAACTCATGGGGAACCCCACCGAATGAATTTGATATTGTTTTGCTTGCAGGTACAACATTTGGTCCTCCATATGACAATCTTGCTCTATTAAGTGCACTTAATAATAATGCAACTATCTCGGATCAACGATAAAAGAAAGAAACTAGAAATCCATTGTTAAAGGCAAGGGACGAATAGCAGATTTGTGGCAGAAAAAAGGCAGATTTTTGGCAGAAAGATGACAGATTATTTTGCTTCGGACATGATATGATGATAGCGTGAGATATTTTGAAGCAGGGCGTCACTCCGATCGGGGTGGCGTTTTTCATTTGCAATGAATTTAAAAACGCAAAACAGGAAACAATAAGCTCATGTAATGGAAGCTACGACGAGAGCATGAAGTGAGGTTTATGGTTATGTATCCATACAGCGACAAAGAAAAAGCCCAACGTGCCTACGAACGCCATAGGTGCAAAAACTGTATATGGGCCAAGTGGCAAGTGCCGTATTTCGTTTCCTGCCCGTTTGTTCGGTGCATACGAATGTCGGAATTTGACGGAAAATCAATGTAGGAAAATAGTCTCCTTTTGTCGAAGTGAGTAGGCGAAGGGAGAGGATAAAATGAAGTTAGATAAAAAAGATGAACTATTAGGGAGAACAATGGCTAGAGTTATTGATAATCGATTAATGATAGAGATGTTAGCTAAAATCATTATAGAAAAAGGTATAGTCACACAAAAAGAGTTAGATGAAGCATACCAGAAAGTATTTGCTGAGATGAAAGATGAATATGCAGCAGAATTATTAGGAATTTCTATTGATGAGTATCAAAAAAGAAGTAAAAGAAGTAAAAATAGTTAAAATGCAAGCATCCCATTCGGGGTGCTTTTTTATTTGGAGTTGATATTGTGAAAGAATGGGCTAAGCACTTCTACAAATCGAAAGCGTGGCGACAATGTCGTGATGCTTATTTTGTTTATCGGCATGGGATATGTGAACGTTGTCCAAGACCAGGAAAGATTGTGCATCACAAGATATGGCTGACACCGGAGAATATCAATGATCCGAATATTAGTTTGAATTGGGAGTATCTTGAATTGCTTTGCCAAGATTGTCACAACAAAGAACACCATGAGAAGTACAGTGCAACAAGATACGATGTGATGTTTGATGAGAACGGGGATTTGGTGAAGGCATAGCCCCCTGTTCCGAAAGCTGGCGGGTTCGGTCAGGGACCGGTGGGGGCACCTTCGCGTAACACGCAGGCCTCGTGCGTGACCCCCCTCCCCAAAAATGAGGAACCTCTCCCCGAAAAATGGACAGGAAAGGTAGGTGATTTTATGGCGAGGAAAAAGGAGTTGACGAAAGATGAACGGATTTTGCGGGAGGAAAAACGATTAAGAAAAAGTTACAAGGAATTACCGAAAGATAAAATGCAGATTGTTGATGGACTGATTCGACGCGCTGCTTATATGCGTGTAACACTGGAAGATATGGAGAAAGACCTGGACGAAAACGGCTTTGTCGAGATGTTCACGCAGTCCGAAAAGACAGAGCCATATGAACGGGAGCGACCGGTGGCGCGCTTGTACAATACGATGAACAAAAACTACCAGAGTATCATTAAACAGTTGTCCGATTTGCTGCCGAAAGACGATCCAAAGAATGACGATGAGAATGACGGCTTCGAGTCGTTCGTGAGTGAACGTGCTTAAACGCTACCCTTTAACCTATAACCCGATATTAGAGTATTGGGAGAAGATACAAAGCGGCGAGGAAGTTGTTTCGGATAAAGTACGGCGCGTCTATAAAAAGCTAGTTAAAGATATATTCGACCAAAACAGCGAATGGGAATATAATCCGAAACGGGCGAATCATGCAATCGAGTTTATCGAAAACTTTTGCAAACACTCCAAGGGAAAAATGGGCGGCAAGCCTGTTATTTTGGAGTTGTGGCAAAAAGCATTTATCGCCGCAGCGTTCGGGTTTGTTCATAAGATCGACGGTACACGAAAGTATAGAGAGCTTGCCCTCATCGTCGCTCGTAAAAATGGGAAATCGGTCATCGGTTCGGCTCTTGGTTTGTATATGATGGTAGCCGATGGTGAACCAGGTCCGGAAGTTGTAAGTGCAGCGACTAAAAAAGATCAAGCTAAAATCATATGGTCAGAAGCAAAACGGATGGTCAAAAAATCGCCAGCGCTGCGGAAACGAATAAAAACACTGGTTGCTGAATTGGTTAGCGAATTCAACGATGGTTCATTCAAACCTTTATCCAGTGATTCGAACACGCTTGACGGTCTAAACGTGCATTGCGCGTTAATTGACGAGCTGCATGCGATTGAGGACAAAAACCTTTATGACGTTATCGTGGACGGCATGAGTGCAAGGGAACAACCACTTACCATCATCACGACGACAGCGGGAACCGTCCGGGAAGGCATTTTTGATATTAAATACGACGAATACGAACGGATCATTAACGGTTTCGATGATCCGAACGGCTACAAAGACGAAAGAGTGCTGCCAATTATCTATGAATTGGACAACCGCAGCGAATGGGTGGACGAGAAGTGCTGGAAGAAAGCCAATCCAGGACTAGGAACGATCAAGAAACTTGATGAACTAGCTCGTAAGGTAAAAAAAGCGAAAGAAAACCCCTTACTCGTCAAAAACCTTGTGACTAAGGATTTCAATGTCCGCGAAACGACAAGCGAGGCATGGCTCACATTTGAACAATTGAACAATCCGGCGACGTTCGATATATTCACTCTTATGCCTAGGTACGGCATTGGCGGTGCCGACTTATCAAGCACGACCGACTTAACTGCGGCGTGCGTTTTATTTATGGTTCCTGGCGATGACAAGATATATTTTGAACATATGTATTGGCTGCCGGAAGATTTATTAGAAAAGCGCGCAAAAGAGGATAAGATACCATATGATATTTGGCATGAACAAGGGCTACTTCGTACATGTCCAGGAAACAGCGTTCATCCAAAATTCGTAACGGAATGGTTTTTAGAAGTGGTGAACGAGAAGGGAATCTATTTGCCTTGGATTGGCTATGACAGCTGGAGTGCAAAATACTGGGTTGAGGAAATGGAAGGATACTTTGGGAAAGAAGCGATGATTCCAGTTATCCAAGGTAAAAAGACATTATCGGCTCCAATGAAAAAACTTGGTGCCGATTTAGAGGCGAAGAAAGTCATTTACAACAACAATCCGATCACAAAATGGTGTTTGTCTAACACATCCATTGATGAGGATAAAAACGGAAACATCCAACCGGTAAAAAGCAATCAGCGCAGACGTATTGACGGCGTTGCAGCGATGCTAAATGCCTATGTCGTACTGCAACAAAAACTGAATGACTATTTAAACATGATCTAAAGGAGGTGAGCATGTGGCGTTTTGGAGGAGATGGTTCAGAAACAAAACACCGGAACCGAGCGGCGTGAAATTTGAACTAATCACCGAGCGAGGGAACGGTTTTTATTCCTGGCATGGCGAACTTTATAAGTCTGATATTGTAC